ATGGGAGCACCATCGTTAAAGACTGGTATATTTAATGTAAAACACGCAGAAAAAGTTATAAGCGGTTTAGCAATTATAAGTATAATGATAATAGTTTTGATTTTTTTATCATTTCGCTATTTCTAGAACGAATACGTTCAAATGTTATTTAGAATACCGATTTATATATTAAAATGGAAGATATTTTTACGTTACCAGCGATTATTGCCGTTGTTTTCTTTTTAGTAAAATTTATAGAACAACGATTTATTAGCAAAGACCCAAAACCATTGAAGGAAATATTTATGAACGCGGTTGTTGTCTTCATTTCCAGTATTTTAGGAATGTTTTTATCAGAGCAATTTGGTATGGCAAAATCTCTACTGGATAGTAAGGATTCTCCGGTCGCATTCGTTACCAACCCCGACTTCTAAATATGGAATATTATAATATATTATTTATGCAAAAACGCGATTTATAATATATTATTTATGCAAAATGCGATTTTGAATAAACCGGAACATCATTTTTATTCATTTCATTCATTTTTTATACATAAACAGGCAAATCATCGATATTCATAATTTGAGCCGACTTATTAATCTTCTTTTTAGCAATAGCATACTTCTCGAAATGCGGATTTTGCAAGACATCAATCGGCACATGCTTATGAACTGAACGAGCAATCATTTTATATAATTTAAAATCAGGATATCTCTCTTCTCCGTTATTTTTGTATAAGATATTGCGATCTTTATCATCCAAGCACCAACCAATGATGATTTTCTTAATCGGTGAACGGAGTTTTGGAACTTCATCGATATCTTCAATAAAAAAATCAAAGAGCGAACAACTTAATCGACATAAATCGAAGCTATAATTTGGTTCAATAGTTGGTTTGTTTTCATCTCTATATTCGCCAAAATTATACTGGGTTGCCGCGTCACCGTCCTTATGATAACTATCACTGCACATTACTTCCTTTTTAAATGTGTAGATAGCGCGTCCATAATCGATGATTTTATAAATTTTACCGAAGGTCGGAACCTTATAATGCTTGTTATTTATCTTATAATGCAAATATTTCTTGTCAGTCGCATTATACATAATGTTGTTTGTATGTAAATCGTTGTGTGTCATGTTAAACATCTTCTGATATGTTATAAGAATCATCAAAATCTGTAAGACAATCGAATCCCATTCATTATCTTTAATATTACCACTTGTAATGTATGAGTCGAGAGTATTTTCACAGCATTCCAGAGAGATTATTTCAATTGGGAATTCTTTAATAGAGATAAATACCTCATCTTCTGTTGCGGTAGAACAGGATTCCTCGCTAGAACCTTCGCCAGAACTATCGCCTTCTTCATTATCATCATCGTCTCCTTCTTCGCCTTCGTCGTCTGAATTTTCTGTATTGGATGAGCGCGAAGAGCAAGTAGAACCAGAAGAATTTGTGTGCTTGGATTGACTATTAATCTTGGATTGGAATATTAAGTTGGTTTCATCCATTTTATTATCCACATCATCTACAATCGAATCCGTAATAAACACCTTGTCTAATTTATTTAAATCATGGATGTTTGATAATTCTAAGAAGATTTCATCATTTTTTCCATCAGCATCAGCATCAGCATCAGCATCAAGTTTGTTATCTTGTTTATCTTTTTTACTATTAGTCTCTCCAATAACCAACCTTTTTTTATTATTTCTTGTATCATAATTCAACATATCAAGGTGATAGGCATTTTCTAATTTGAATAGTTTATTATTATTCTTATGAAACTCTTCCATATTAAATAGATAATCAACGTCATCACCAATATTAAACATAAAATTATTTTTAACAGCTAAAAAAGAACCATAAAAATCTACGCCATGTAGAAAACTATGTTCGTGCAATAGCTTACTTGTTAAAAATGTGAAAAATCCATCAATATAGGCAGAATTGTTTCGGTCTAACATTTTTGGATGCGAATTAGAGAGACCGAATTGTGGCAGATTTAGTAAATTATCAGAAACATCATATTTATCAGTAATATATTTAATTGGATCTAAAAGGGGACAATACTTAAAGAAAATCTTGGCATCTTTTGTATCATTTGATTGTGTGTTTAACAGCTTTCCGTTAAATTTATTATCGCTTAATTTTTCATTTAAGCTATTGACAATATACAAATTGTTTAAATTGATATTGTTGTAATTTTGCTCACTTAAATTGAAAAATTTATCATATATTGGAATATAGTTTTGCACGTTGCGGGCTCCCAATAATGTGTCGTTTTTACAATTATCAAAAAACGTGCCATTATTATTTTTCTTATAATGAATCTCCATATAGCTAAAATAGATATAAAATATTATCACTTTTTAACTTATTATTATTTTTCTTGCTAAGTTATCTAAGTTATCGAAGGATTTATTGCGTTTTTGACTTTTATTTATTTTCCAAAGATGTAGTAATATGACTCTTGAACTTAAAAAGTTTGATATGAAATCTATTAATTTTAAACCAGAAGAGAATAGTGGTCCAGTCGTCGTATTAATTGGGCGGCGTGACACAGGTAAATCTTATTTGGTAAGAGATTTACTATATTATCACCAGGATATTCCAATCGGAACAGTTATCTCAGGAACAGAAGCTGGAAACGGCTTTTATTCGGTTCATGTACCTAAATTATTTATCCATGACGAATATAATACTGCCATTATTGAAAATATCTTAAAACGCCAGCGCACAGTCTTAAAACAAATGAAAAAAGAAACCGAAGTATACAAACGTTCAACAATTGACCCCCGTACATTTGTTATTTTAGATGATTGCCTTTTTGATGCTAGTTGGACTAAGGATAAAGTGATGCGTCTCCTATTTATGAATGGGCGTCATTGGAAGGTGTTTTTAGTCATTACAATGCAATATCCTCTCGGTATCCCACCTAACCTGCGAACAAATATTGATTATGTTTTTATTTTGCGAGAGCCGTATATTTCCAATCGCAAGCGTATATATGAGAATTACGCGGGTATGTTCCCAACTTTTGAGTCATTTTGTCAAGTGATGGATCAATGCACTGAGAATTTCGAGTGCCTTGTTATTAGAAATAATGCAAAGAGTAACAAATTACAAGACCAGATTTTTTGGTATAAGGCGGAGCCTCATAAGGACTTCAAGCTGGGTGCAAAGGAATTCTGGGAAATTTCAAAGAATATGAACTCGGATGATGAGGATGAAGCGTATGACCCCAATAATAAATCAGTAAAGAAGGGTCCAAAAATCAGTGTCAAAAAAAGCAAATGGTAAATCCGCTTTTAAAACTAAAAGGGGATAAAGATTATTTTATAACTTGATATTGACTATCAAAAAGAGGTTTTAAAGAAAATTGATATATTTTTTTATAATAAATTTATATCAATCAAGGAATCAAAGAATCAAAGAATCAATGAATAACGAATTGCGGAGAATGCATGGCGTTCCCACATTTAAAAAGCGTTTTACGAATGAAATGCCAAAACTTTTATGTATATACGAAAATCCGAAGATTGAATATAGTAAAGATATAATTCGTTTAGAAATACAATATTCTGGTATCAATATTTTACTGGAATTCAAAGACAGATATCCATTTAGACCACCGAATGTAGTATTAAATTCAATACCTTATCTTACATATTTGCAATTTAAAACCGAAGATCAGAAATGTATGTGTTGTGTATCAAAAATGTGTATGAAGAATTCGCATACGTCTCATAGCATACCATTAATATTAAATGAGATTTATACAAATATTAAAATGAAGCAGCTAAAAACATATTTATTATTGATAAATGTGATTAAGAATAAATATTTAATTCAGGATATTCCATTAGAGAATTGGATTTAATCAACCACATCAGATTCATCCTTTTTAGCGGTTCCAGACACTTCGTCTACCGGTTCAATCTCAACAATTCTTTCAGCTTGGGTTAATTGCGATAGACCGTGGTCGGAATTCTTATGATCGATTACAACATTGTCTCCCTCAAAGAGCTCTCTTCTAATATCCGCAACCGCAGTAGGTTCATCGCTGTTACCAAGCGCGGACTCGGTTGTATTCATATTTGCTACATTAACAAGCTCACCATCCTCGTTAATAGTTTGACTTAACTTATTTCCACTTTCAAGCGCCTTTTTCTTATTATCTTCAATCG